ATGCACAAGCTCGGAACAATAGGTTGTGCAGCGCGTCCGTTCGCTACCGCACAAGCTGACACGGAAAATTCGTGCGTTAAATCAGACACATACGGGCGCAGCGCGGCCATCGGGGAAACCAATGGCAATTCCAAAGGTTGTGCACTTCAGTGGCCCACCCTACAAGAGGCTGCTGGGCTCCTTAGCGTTGAGCGGAGCGTGCTACAACGGCGCATTCAGCGTGGCGAGTACAGGTGGGAGCAGACTCAAGGTAACGGTGGCAAACAGTACCGAATCGACCCACTGAGCCTGCCGGAGACTGCCCGCAATGCCTGGCTGGCGCGCTTCGTTTCGACCATCGACGTATCGGCCGCGCCACTGCCACCCGTGGCAACGGAACCCGTGCGACCTGGTCGGACGACTCCATCGCCGGCCAGCCGAGAATGCACCCACGAACAGCGCGTCATCGGCACCGCCCGGCTGCTGATCCTGCGCGCCGTGCAGCGCCTCCAATCGCAGCTCGGCACGCAGAACAAGGCCGTGTACGCATTGCTCGCCCAGCGCGATCAAGGTGTGTTGCCTGCCGAACTGGCATTAGCGATGGCGCTCTCGAATGACCGTAACGGTTTTCGGTTTGACGTCAGCCTGAATGATGGTGCCCCGATCGCCGTGCCGCTCGCCGGACAAGCGATCGACGCGTTTGCCGCCAAGGTTTCATGGCGCACGATCGTGCGCTGGTGCCAAGCTTATGCGCTGGGCGGTGCTGACGCGCTGACTCCTCGACGCCCGCAACCCGATATGAGCGTGCCGGCGTGGGCACCGTATTTCCTGACGCACAAGGCGCGGTTTCAGGGCCCGGAGATCATCGCGGCGTATCGCGCCATGTGTGCGGCGTTGCCCGACGCGATTCCGCAGCCGAGCTACCACCAGGTCCGTCGCTGGTTCGTCGAGAAATACTCGAGTATCGACAAGATGCGCGGCACCACGCAGGGCAGTTCATTGAGTCAGTACAAGTTCGCGCACAAGCGCACATCGAACGGCATGGTGCCGATGCAAGAGATCCATTCGGATGGGTGGGGTACGCACTTCACGGCCCCGCATCCGGTCTCCGGCAAATTCGTCAAGCTCGAAATCTGGCATACGCACGATGTTGCGACCCGATACGTGTTCGAGCCGGCGATCGGGCTGTCCGAATCGATGATGGTGATCCTCGACTCGCTGTACAACACGGTCAAGGCGATGGGCGTGCCGGCGGTGTGGCAGACGGATAACACCGGCAGCGTCAAGAATGACCGCGTCGAGTTCGATCCCACCATCGCGCTCAAGGCACGTCTGGGTTTCGAGATCGTGCACAACCTGCCGGGCAATTCGCAGGCGAACGGCATTTGCGAGAACTTCAACAAGTATCTCGACCGCTGCGCGCGCGAACTCGCCACCTACACCGGCAAGTCGATGGACAGCCTCGCGGCGAAGCGCGTGCACAAGATTACGCAAAAGATGGTCAAGGCGGTCGATCTGGACGCGCGCCGGAAACTGAAACACCAGGCGGAACTCGCCGGCACGGGCATGGTGTTTGACTCTTTCGAGCAGGCCGTGGACTGGATACGCAAGTGCGTCCACGCATACAACCACCGTCCGCATCGCGCTCTGCCTCGTATCGTCGGCGACGACGGCAAGCGCCGGCATATGACGCCGGCCGAGATGCTCAAGCAACACATCAACGCGGGATGGAAACCGGTGCTACTGGATGCGGACGAGCTGCGCGACGCATTTCGGCCGCACGAAACGATCAAGGTGGTGCGGGGCTGCGTGCGGGTTTTCGGGCAACGCTACCACGATCCGATGCTGGAGCATTTCAATGGCGAACTCGTCCAGGTCGCGTACGACCTGGACGATGGGGACCGCGTCTACGTCAAGCACCTGGATGGTCGCGCGATCTGCGAAGCGAAATTCTATGCGGAACGTGCATATCGTGCGCAGAGCTTCTACGAGTATGCGATGAACAAGCGCGCGGACGCCGCTTTGAAGCGCCACAAGGTCAAGATGGCGGAAATCGAACGCCAGCGGCCGGCCGAAACGATCGAGATACAGAACGATTTTGTCGTGCCTGGGCTGATCAGTGGCAAACGCGACGCGCTGAGCGCACAGGCGAACAGCCTGCTGGATGACGTTGCCGACGTCGAATCGAATGTCATCGCGCCGCCGGAAACGCCGCAGCAACGTTTCAAACGATGGCTCGACCTCGATCAAATCGCCACGAACGGAGGGGCACTTTCCGGCGCAGACCTGATGTTCTACAGGCAGTACCAGAAGGGATCGGAATGGAGAGCGCTGCACAAGCAACACGAAGAAGGCGTTGGCGAGCGGCCACCCGCCAACGCAACCCACATTTAACTACCAGAGAAAAGCGAGGCCAGTATCCATGCAATTAGCCACTCATGTCAATCACGCCGATCGCCGCATTGCACAAACGGCAAATCTGGAGTTGTGCGCCATTTCACTGCAAAAGGCGATGGACTCGTCGGGCATCGTCGGTTTCTATGGACCGATCGGATCCGGCAAGTCGATTTCCGCAAACTACATGGCCAATCGTAACAATGCCTGTTACATCCAGCTTGGCTCCGCATGGAAGAAGGGATATTTTGCCGAGCGCCTGTTGCAGGCACTGGGTGTTCCATATCGCGCTCGCGACTCGGTGGCCGCGCGTATCGCCCTGGCTGGCGCGGAACTCGCGCAATCACGTCGACCACTGATCATCGACGAATTTGACCATGCTGTCGCGAACCATCTTGTCGACCTGGTTCGGGACGTTTGGGAAGAAAGCCGCACGGCGATCATGGTTATAGGCGAGCCCCCGCTTGCCAAGAACATCGAAAAGGATTGGACGCAGTTTCATAGCCGCACCCAATGGGTGCCGGTACGCCCCACCGATCTGGCCGATGCCAGGAAGCTGCGCGAGCTGTATTGCCCCGATGTCGTGATTCACGACGATCTCTTGCAGCGCGTTGTGGACGAAGCAAAGGGTTCTGCACGCAGCGTGCAGAAGAACATTGGGAGCATTCGGGAAGAAGCGCTCAACCAGGGCGTCGACCAGATCGATCTCAAGTCCTGGGGCAAGAGGCCCCTGATCAAGAACGGCACGCAACAAGTGTGGAAGGGCAATAAATGGGAGGAGGTGTAATGCCGCGCCAACCTATCAATCGTGAACGCCTGCGCGGCAAAGCACCACGCCAGCGTATGTGGGAGGTTATCCGTCGCATACGCGTGAATGTCACTGCAAGGGCGATTGCAACGGGCGCGGCTGTCGCAGTCAAAGACGTGCACGCATACATGCAGATATTGGATTTTGCCGGTTTTCTGGAAAAAATCGACGACTCAGTTGGACGTCGGCCAGCGACGTGGAAATTGGTCAAAGACACCGGGATACATGCCCCGCGCCTGACCCGACATGGTCAGGCCGTCACGGCAGGAAGCGGCAACCAGAACATGTGGCGCACCATGCAGATGCAGGCGGATTTCAGTCCCGACGAACTCGCGGTGTATTCGTCGACAGATCAGCACACGGTTTCGTTGCGTACGGCGCAGGCTTACATCAAAGCGCTAAGGCGCGCCGGCTATCTCGTCAAAGTCAGCGACGCTGTCAGTGGCACGGGCGAGCATCGTGCAGCGCGCTACAGCATGCCAAAAGCGAGATTCACGGGCATGCATGCGCCGGCCTTGCAAAGGTCCGGTGCGGTGTACGACCAGAATCTTGGCCGTGTCGTCTGGCAACCGGAGAAGCAGCATGACGCCGATTGAACGCGACCAGGCGCTTGGCCTGCTACGGACGGTAATTGCCAAAATGGGATTGACCATGGTTGCCCGCAAGCTTGTCCAGAAACATGCGGACGGTACGGTGCGGGTACGTCGCGTACGGTGCGCGGACGGCAGCGACCGCGTGATGCCCAAAACGTATCACCCGGCAGCGATCAGGATGGTCAGCCGGTGCCAGTATCGAGGCAACCCGGACCGTGTCTTGTCCGCCGTCCTCGATACATTCGCGCAGGAAATTGAGTGTCCCCATACCGGGGAGCTAATGACCCAGCATGCCTGCGCGAATTTTGCGACGGGACCGATGCCGCGCGGCAACGGACTCAATCTGATGCATTGGCATGCGTGCAAAACCTGCCCGCATCGCCCCGAACACGGAGAGTGCAATGAACGGTAACACGCCCATGAACGTTGAACCCAAGATCGTTCCGATTCATCGATTCGCCAGCGCGAGCTCGCGTCCGACGTATGGCGGGTCATCAGGCACGCGGCCCCTGTCCAGACAAACCCCTCTGGATATCGCTCGCACCAACCAGAAATGCCGGCGCGCCACGCGTTCGATTGAGCGTGCGATCGACGCCCTGAGCGCGCGCGGCATGGCCGCGATTGGCTTTCAGTTCTCGATTCCGATACCCGCAACGCTGCACGTGCGGTCATGCGAGGCCTGCCACGATCTCATCGAGCAAGGTGAAGCGGCCTACTACTTCGAAGGCATCGAAGACGGCAAACGCATCAGGAAGGGCCAATTCCATCTTCACGGCGTCCGGGTCATCTGGATCGAAACATCGCCTATGTAGCAGATCAACCGGATTTGAATATCGAAAACCGATTACTATTATTAGGATACCTATATGTTGCACATCAGGTCGATCCTCCGGTGCATCGTCGATCAGCCCGGCATCAGTGCATCGGAAATCGCGGACATCTGCAAGCTTTCGGCGGATCACGTTGTCGATCTCCTGGCGCCGTATGTTAACGAGGGGCGAATCACGGCGACGCGCGGATATGTCGCGTCGCCATCAGTGGTCGACGAGTTTTATGGGGCACGACACGCCGCATCGGCCGGTTATTCGAAAAGTGTCGTGCAGACCGAGTCCGCTGACGGGGTGTTTTGCGGGTTCTTTTCGGACGGGCGTCTGTCGATCGTCAAGGGCGGCCAGGCAGTCTATTTGACCTCAACCGACCGCGCGTTTCTGCTCGATTTTCTCGGCTCGATCAACATGGACCGCGTTGCAGGAGTCTCACGATGAAGATTACCCAGGGCCCGACGCTCGTCAATCCGGACGCATTGAACGATGTACCGACGCTGCGGCGTGAACTGAGCCGCGTGAATCAGCTGCTGCTTGACTACGCGTTCTTCCTCGAACAGCGTGACGCGGCAGGCAGTGAACTGGCCGGATTCGTCAACGGTGTCTTGCGCCAGCACCTGCGCGGCGATTTCAGGGGCGTTGCCGCGCTGATTGAGGCGCAGCTCGACCGATCAAGCCGACTCCGTGAAGCACTTGAGGAGGCGAACGATCACGAGGATGCGAAGCGAATCGGGCAATGGATAAACGATGCGCCGACGCCGGGCGCAAGTGAACCATTGCCACCGTATAACGCTGGCCCCGTCGACCCGTGGTCGTTATCAAGCGTGGACGATTTGCGCCAACAGCTCGATGCCGCCAACCGGGCTGGCAGGACCTGCGCGCGCGAAGTCGGCGCGTTGCGAACGGTCCTGGACGAACTGCTCGACGAAATTAAGCAATTTGTCGCGCCGCATATCACCGGGGATCGAGAAGCAGCTCATCAAGCGCTGGCTGCTTTCATCCAGAAGAGCGTCGTCGTCATGGACGAGCGGAACAAGACCGTTCATTAATTTTGGTGGGAAACCACCGTCATCAAGGAGTGGGTCATAACATGGCTACCAAACCACGTATCAAGGCCGCTGCCCAAACATGGGCGGCACAGTCGGAATCAGACGTCGCATCGACCATTCGCGAAATCGGCGACGTCAATCGAGAGGTTGTACGCTTGCAGGCGGCGATGAACGACGAAATTGCCGCCGTTACGCAGCGCTACCAAGAGCAGATTACGCCATACCAGGAAAGGATCTTGTCCTTGCAGTCCGGTGTCCAAACGTGGTGTGAGGCGAATCGGGAGCGATTGACGGAGAACGGTAAGGTGAAATCGTACAACTTCATGACGGGCCAGATTCAATGGCGTCAACGGCCACCGAGCTGTTCGGTGAGAGGCGCGGATTCCGTGATCGAATTGCTCAAGGTCCGCGAGTTGACGCGTTTCATTCGCGTGAAGGAGGAGGTCAACAAGGAGGCGATTCTCAACGAACCCGACGCAATTAAAGGTGTACCTGGCATCTCGATTGTCACGGGTGTTGAGGACTTCGTGATCGAACCATTCCAACAGACTGCCGACGCGCATTGAACGGGAGCACACATGAACCTCGATCCATTGTCCGCGCGTGTGAAAGTTCAGGTCGGCATCGAGGGCCAGGCACAGATGACGATACGGTGCTGCCGCGAGCTGATCGATGCCGTGCGCCACGTGTACGTCCATGGCAACGGCGTGCCGGCAGACGTGGCGCATGCGATCGCGGGCGTCGAGATCATGTGTGCGCAACTGCGGCAGATCGTCGGACACGAGAAGGTCGATCTGGAGGTGGCCGAACGGCTTCATGCGTTACAGGGCTGGATCGCTGATCTCGAAAGACCGGCCTCAACGGCGCGTGAATGAAATGTGCCAGGAACGGCGCTACCAAAGCGCCGTGGGCATACATCTAGTATTCAGGAGAGACATTCATTTTTCGCGGAGTCTTCTGATGCGTTCCGGATAACCGAACAGGAGGTCCAGAAACAGCGTTGTAAATTCGGTTGCCTCCTGTGCTTCGACTCTTGAAGGCGGTGGTTCCGTTCCGTGTACCGCTTCGTTTCCGAGGATGCGAATGGCATGGGCCCAATCGGCAATCGATTTGACGGTTTCGAGCCGGTTGAGAGTTTTTTCGATCAGGTTGACCAGCTTTTCGTTCTTCTCGTCAGCGCCGAGTGCGATTTTGCAGGCTCGTTCAAGCAAGCCTCGGCACGCGATGACGGTATGTCGCGTCGAACCGACGACTTGCCGCAGGTCATCGAACTCGCTAGCCAGTTCAGGAGGCAGCGCTGAAGGGGTTGGCAGAGCGGAATCAGGATGACGGTCAACAATTTCGAACAGCTCATTTAATCGTGCGCCCCACTCATGCGCGACGAACATTGCTGCGTCGTGTGGTCGAGTGCTGCGCGAATTGAACGTAATGCCTGGCGTCAGGCGATTGAGATAGGCATGCAGGCGCAGGTCGGACGGCAGCGGGTTTCCAAACTGCTTCCATTGCTCCGACGACAGCTGTCTTAACCGAAAAGTCAGTGTATGGGGCTGATGACAGTGGTTGCATCCGAACAATCCTCTGAAATCGTCGGAGCTGGGATGCCAGTGAACAATGCCGTCGGACGAGACGCCTCTTTTTACGGCAAGTGGCGTCGCATGCATCAGGTCATAGTTGGACGTGCGCCCGCAATTTGAACAGTGTTGATCAGCAAACCAATGGAGAAATGCCATGACCAAGAACTCCCAAATGAAAGTGATCGATTGCATTCTATGTGATATGACCGGGCGCGAAAGCAAACTTGCTCGCATTACCAACGTCGTCATTTCCGGCGAGACGGTAGAGGGTATTCGCGCCATGGCGGACCTGCTTCTTGTGCACAAGCGCCTGCTGTCTAACAAGCAGCTGGAGGTGGTTTCGCTCCAGGCGCGGTTGGCGAACGCCGAAGCCCAGCTCCACCTCCTGATGCGGCCCCTTCCGGCTGTGGTGGGCCCGTCAAAAGGGTACGGCATCGCCCGCATTCGGGGCGACTGCTGTGGTCGATCACCGAAATGAGGAACGTTCATGAGCGACGTAGTTGTGATCGTCATGGGCGTTATTTTTCTCGGCTGTCTGTGCCGCAAGGAACTGCGGCGCTGGTGGAGATCATGATGCTGATTACGAAAACGATTCTCGCCAAAATCCATATCGCCAAACAGCAGCTCGCGATGGATGACGATAGCTACCGTGCCATGCTGCGATCGGTGGCGGATGTGTCTTCTGCCAAGGATCTCGACGCTCGCGGTGCCGCACAGGTATTGCGCCACCTGGAACGATGCGGCTTTCGGCCTAAAAGGGCAACTGGTCGGCGACCGAGCGTCAGTGCATCGCGCGATGCGCGCCTTCGCAAGATCGAGGCGCTGCTCGCCGATGCCGGTCGTCCGTGGGACTACGTGAATGGCATGGTCAAGCGCATCTGCAAGGTTGATGCGATCGAATTTTGCGACGGTCCAATGCTCGGCAAGCTGGTTGCTGCGTTACAGGCCGATGCCAATCGCAAACGTCGGGATTAAACATCATGAAACTGGACGACGTCGAACACCTGCTACCGCCGATTGCGCGCCTGTTGGTCAAAGTCATCGGGCTGCATGCCGCGAGTGACCTGATCCAGGCGCGAGCGGGCGTGATTCTTCGCGTTCCGAAACGGAAGTTGCCCAAGGGGGAAGCGCGTTTCGAGGAGTTGAGCGAGATCATGGGCGTCGAAGCCGCCGAAAAACTGTGCCATCACTTCGGTGGCGATATCATCAATATCCCGACGTGCAAGGCAGCGATGCGCGAATTGCTGCATCGTCAGGTGCGCCGTGAATTCGACGCGATCACGCGCGAGCACAGTGCGAACTATGCTATTTCCCACCTTGCCGCCAAGTATCGCATCTCGAGTCGACAATTGTTCCGCATCATGAAGGCGACCGATGTGACCGAGCCGGACAGCGCGCAACTGCCCCTACTCTAGCAGTACGCTGCTTGTCTTTGAGAGCCCCGCCATGCGGGGCTTTATTTTTGGTAGTGACAGTCGTCACACGCCGGCATCCGTCGGCACGCCCGTAAACTTGGCGTAGCAATTCGGGCAGGCGCAACCATTCGACGGCCCGAAACAATATCAACGCAAACGGGCCGTGATCATGGCAAGGATTGGCATCTCTCTGATGGTCCGCACGACGGGACTGTAACGGCATGGCACATCCCCAGAGCGTGCGCGACAAGGTCCGACACGCATACGTGTTCGATCGGCTGACACTTGAGGTCGCGTGCCTGACTGCAGGCGTTGCGTACGGAACCGGGCGTCGTTGGAAAACCGAAGCGTCGGAACGCGGTGACGATTGGGACAAGGCGCAGGCCGCCCACCTGATGGCAGGCGGCGGTATTGAGGGCGTAGCGAGTCAGATGCTTGCGGGCCTGGTCCGCCAGTACCAGGCCACGATGGCCGCCGTCGAGACCGACGAAAAGATTGAGTCGGCCGACAAGGTCAAGCTGCTCGCCAGTCTGGCGGATGCGTACAACAAGACGATTTCATCATCGAAACGGATCCTCCCGAAGACGAGCGAACTGGCGGTGGCGATGGGCGTCGTGCAACGTTTCGCGGCGTTCGTGAAGGACCAGTATCCGCAGCACGTCGAGGCATTCGCGGAAGTACTGGTGCCGTTCGGCAAGGAACTTGCGACGGTCTATGGCGCAAAAAGGAACGGGAAATGAGCAGATAGCCAGGCCGGCTCGCATTGAAATGGATCGAGTTCACTTCGATGGTCGCATGGACTCGGAGAGCTTGTCATACAGCGATTCGCGGTATGCCATGCCAGTCCGAACAAAATCCGTTGGCGCGTAGTGCGCCAACCAATGCGTGATGAGTTGCTCACTGGCTTGCTGAAACGCGGCAGATACCGCCTCGCGATCCTCGCGTGTCGAAACGAGCGCCACGAGCAGCGACAGATTGATTTCCTGTTGGGCTTCCAGCTCGCGCACGCGCTGCTGGAGATCCTGGTTGGTACGGCTTTGCTGTTCTTCCATGATTAAGCTCCATCGGTGATATGAAGGTACAGGCGGTAATGGTGATCAAGATAGACAGAAGCCGGACGACAAATTCGCGACCCGAGTGGTTGACGGGCATGCAGGACGAACCCGTGCGCCATGATCGTCAATGCAGAAGCGTGTGTATTTCGGAGGCGATATGCGCACACGCTTCGCCGTGCTCGATGCCCAGCGCGATTCTTTTCAAGACGTAGCTAACGAGTTCGCTATTTTGAACATCTTCTGGCACCGAGCGCGCCGTCACCACGAACGACCGCGCAATTTCCTCGCGCGAGATTCCGGTCTTCTCGGCAAGCGTAGTGGCGAGATGAACCATGCACATTTGCAGGCCCAGGAACAGGCCAACGATCGTGTCGAGTTGTTCTTCCGTCATGAGGATGTGCCCGTCAATGGATAAGTACCAGCCCGAAATCCTCGGGCATTCACAATGGGTGCAGCGAAGTTGCCTTCGCCGGCGCGAACTCGGGGTATTGCGTACCGCGCTCGGCCAGGATGATTTTCTTGCACTTGAAACAGACATACAGTCGGTGCGCGCCTTTCGTGCCGTTGTATTGCAGCACCGACTTGACGTTATCGTAGAAGCAGTTCGTGCAAAGATCGTGCGTGGGTTCGTTGCCCTGCGCCGACGGTTTAACGCGATACGTAAAGCATCCCGGCGCCAGTTTGTGCAACTCGTAGCGCCGCTTGTCGTTGCCCCATTTTTTGAGGCGGCCCACTTCGGCTTCAAGCAACACAGCACGCTGCCGTGTCGCCGCTTGGTATTCCTGGGCGGTGACCAGGTGGCTGCGTGCGTCGGACAGAACGTCACGCAGCTTCAAAGCACGAGCCGCGCCTACGGCATCCTGCTGCGCGTCCATCAGGTTCTTTGTCATGTCTGCTGCGCGCTTGAGCGCAATAAGTGCACGGGCGATTTCGTCCTCCACGGTGAACCTCCGGAACGTGTGGTGAGCGGGGAGGATAGCAAGACGTGAGCGCAGAAAGCTTTACAGAAAAGACCTTTTTCGACGAACTCACAGAGCTGGCCGCCTCGCTGCGCCGGGATATCGAGGTCTGGTCAACGGGGCTCGATCCGTCCCCGGCTGCACGCCTTGCGCGCCGCAAACGCGTACTCGTTGACGGCGACTATCGATTTTTCGCTTACACGTATTTTCCTCACCATATTCGCGGTGAACCATCACTGTTTCAGGCGCATTTTTGCAACCGTTTTCCGCAATTGTTGCGCCAGACGGGTGGTGTGCGGGAATGGTGGGTCGCGCCGCGCGGCGAAGCCAAATCGTCGCTGGCCACCAAGATCGGTCCTGTCTATCTGGTCGTCCAGGGCCTGCTGCAGCGTCCCGAAATACGTGCCGAAATCGGTTGGATTGACGAGCCGCCGCCTTTTCTCGACTATCTTGTGCTGCTCGGCGCAGAGACATCGCTGCCGACCAAACTGCTCGAAGTCGTCAAGACCGAGCTGACGGCCAACGCCGCCCTGGCGCTCGACTTCCCCGAGGTATGCGGCCGGGGCCCCGTCTGGAAGGTCGGCGAATTCGTGACGCGCAACGGCGTCAAGGTCGAGCCGTTCGGCGCGGAGCAGGCCATTCGCGGCACGTTTCACGGCGCGAGCCGCCCCAAGGTCTTGTTCAGCGATGACCTGATCACCGACGCGGAAGCCAAGAGTCCGACCGAACGTCAGAACCGCTGGACGTGGCTGGAAAAGGCGATCGACTATCTCGGGCCGCCCGACGGCTCGGTCAAGTTCGTCGGTGTCGGGACCGTGCTGGACAAGGATGACCCGATTTCGCGCGCGAAACGCAGTGTCGGTCACGTCGTCCACCATTTTCGTGCGATCGAACAACTGCCGTCCGACATGGACCTGTGGGCCCAGTGCGAAGCGCTGATGCTCAACGCGGACAAGCGCGAAATCGCAGAAGCGGCCGAACGTGGCCACGTGATACCGGACGAAGTCCTGCCGTCGTACAGGTTCTACCTGGACAACCGCGCGGCCATGGACGCAGGCGCGGTCATTTCGTGGCCGGCCGTTCGCACGCTGTACTGGCTGATGCGGCAGCGCGCCAAATCACCGCGCGCGTTCGCGACCGAAATGCAGGGCGACCCGCGTGCGGAAGACGACAAGATTTTCGGTCACGTCACCTTCTGGGTGCAGCGTATTCCGACCTGGATGATTTTCGGTGCATGCGACCCGTCGATGGGCCGGGGTCAGTCGTCCGATCCGTCCTCGATCGTGGTGGGCGGTCTCGATCGGCTTAGCCGCAGGCTGCACGTAATGTATGCGTCAACCAAGCGGCGCTTGCCGTCGAAACTCGAATCGGACCTGATTGCGGTCCAGCGCGAGTATCGGTGCCTCGCTTTCGGCTTCGAAAACAACAACGCGTATGAATGGGCGCGCCAGGACCTGGTGAAGGCGGGTTTGCGAGCAGATGTGCCGCTTCCCCTGGTCGGCGTCACGGCAACCGTGCCGGCCGAGATTCGGATCGATTCGTTGGAACCGTTCGTGACGGACCGCCTGTCGCCCTCCATTCTGTTTCATCCGTCGCTCACGAACCTGCTCAACGAGCTGGATACGTGGCCCGAGCCCCAGAGCTCGCACCACTACGATGGGCTGACTGCCCTGCACATTCTCTGGATGATCGCCCAGTCGCGCGGTTATCTCGCGGGCGACGGTTTTATTGCCGTACCAAGGCGTTCGAGCGGTGGCGACGATGATGTCTCGGAAAGCCGCTTCAATGAAGGTGCATGGTAGAGGTCATGATGGGAAAAATCGTCGATATCAACGGAAACCCGATCAATAGCAAAGTGCTGTCGGAACCCCAGACCGCGCAGCTCGGCTGGCTCACGCGCAGCTTCGAGCTGCATCCGGCGCGTGGGCTTACGCCCGCGAAGCTGCACAAGCTGCTGGATGCGGCCGAACGTGGGCAGCTCATCGAACAGTCCGACGTGTTTACCGACATGGAGGAAAAGGACGGCCACATCCATGCGGAAATGAGCAAACGCAAGCGCGTGTTGCTCACGCTGGATTACGACGTGAAGCCGCCGCGCAATGCGAGCGCCGCCGAGAAAAAGCTGACCGACCAGGTCCGCGAATGGATCATGGACATGCCCGATTTCGAATCGATGGTGCTGGACTGCCTGGACGCGATCGGCCACGGGTTCGCGGCGCTGGAAATCGAGTGGCAACGGCTCGGCGCGCTCTGGTTTCCCAAGGCATTCCACCACCGTCCACAGCGGTGGTTCATGAACCCGATATTCGATCGCGACCAGATTCGACTACGTGGTGCGGCGGTCGACGGCATCGAACTCTGCCCGGCCGGCTGGATCGTGCATCGTCACCGTGCCAAATCCGGCTATATCGCGCGCTGCGGGATCCACCGCGCGCTGTGCTGGCCCTATCTGTTCAAGAACTACAGTGTGCGGGATCTGGCGGAATTCCTGGAAATCTACGGTCTGCCGCTGCGCGTGGGCAAATATCCGTCGGGTGCCGGTGCCGACGAGAAGGCCGCCTTGCTGCGCGCGATCAGCAGTATTGGCCACAATGCGGCGGGCATCATCCCCGATCAGATGCTGATCGATTTTCAGCAGGCCGCCGAAGGCTCGCACGTGCCGCATATGGCGATGATCGACTGGTGCGAGCGAACCGTATCGAAAGTGGTGCTCGGCGGAACGCTGACGACCCAGGCGGACGGCAAGTCGTCGACCCATGCGCTGGGCAATGTGCATAACGAGGTCCGTCACGACCTGATGACGTCGGACGCGCGTCAGGTCGAGCGTACGATCACGGGTGAGCTGATCTATACGATGATCGTGCTCAATATTGGCCCGATCGATCGCTTGCGTTGCCCGCGCTTCGAATTCGAGACGCGCGAATCCGCCGATATCAAGATGTATGCGGAGGCGCTGCCGAAACTGGTCGGCGTCGGCCTGAAGATCAAGCGCGCGTGGGCACACGAAAAACTGTCGATTCCCGAACCCGAAGCCGACGACGAGTTGCTTACCGTGCCGCAACCGGTGCTTGGCATGCCACCCGAGTTGCGTCCGCCCGGCGGCCTGATCAGACCCGGTGCCAAAACCGCTGCAAATTCGCGCATGCGCTACGTTGCGGTGATGACGAACGAGCGCGGCGAAGTGATCTATCCGGACCAGCACATGCTGGACCAGGCGGTCGACACGTTGCCGGCCGACCGGATCGACGATGCGATGGCCAAGCTGCTCGCGCCGGTGATCGAGGCGATCCGCAACGGCGCGACGCCCGACGATGCTGTCGAACAATTGCTTGCCGCGCAGCCGGACATGGATTCGACCGAAATCGCCGAACTGCTCGCGCGCGCGATGTTCGCGGCCGACATCTGGGGGCGCATCCATGGCGGTTGATCTCGCCTATGCGACGACCCTGTCACCCGAAAACGCGATCGCATACTTCAAATCGAAAGGATACAAGATCGGTTTTCGATGGCAGGACGTCGCGGCCGAGGCGCATGCCCGGGCGTTTACGGTCGCGGGCGTCATGAAGGTTGACATTTTGCAGGACATTCGACAGGCGCTTTCGGACAGCCTGGGGAAGGGTTCGACCTTCGCGCAATTCCAGCGGCAGCTCACGCCGGTCCTGGCGCGCAAGGGGTGGATTGGCCAGGGCATGATCGTCGATCCGCACACGGGCGAGATCGAGGGCAAGCGTCTGACGCCGCGCCGGCTCGATACCATTTTCCGGACCAACATGCAGTCGGCATACATGGCCGGCCGGTACGCATCGCAGATGCAGCACGTCGACACGTACCCCTATTGGGAGTACGTCGCGGTGCTGGACAACCGCACGCGACCCGCGCACCGCGCGTTGTCTGGCTCCGTCTATCGGTACGACGATCCATTCTGGCAGACGTTCTATCCGCCCAACGGTTACCGATGCCGCTGTCGTGTGCGCACCCGCACCCGTGCTTACGTCGAACAGAACGGTGTGCCGGTGCGGCGCGGCGACGGCAGCCTGGTCGAGGTCGAGATCACTGATCGATCGGGCGTGAAGCGACCGGCAATCGCTTACAAAGACCCCGCGACCGGCAAGACGCTTCTGCCGGATCCGGGTTTCGGCTCGAACGCGGGCGCGCAATGGATGCGGCCTTTTACGCCGCCGCCCATGGATACCTTGCCGCAAACACTGCCGCATGGTGCCGAACTGCCGCCGCTGCCGGCAGCGCATCGCGTGTCCGCCGACATGCTGTTGCCGTCCGGTCGACCGATCGCCGACTATGCCAACACGTTCATGCAACCGTTCGGCGCGGCCGTTGGCAAGCCGGTGAGCTTCACCGATGTGGCTGGCGACGCGGTGCAGATCAACGAATGGCTGTTCAAGGATGGCGCGGGCCACTGGAAATCGGACACGTCCGATCTCGGCCCGTCGATGCCGCTGCTGGCTCAGGCGCTGAAAGATCCCGACGAAATCTGGCTGGCCTGGATGCAGATCAACGGCGTCTGGACGCTGCGCCGCCGCTACCTTCGCACGCTTGAAGCCGACGATGGCGGCTGGGGACTGGTGATTTTCGAGCTGGGAATGGACGGCTGGACCGGCATGTCGACCTTTCCGGCTCAGGTGGGCAAGTCGGCGTCTGCGCGACGTGCCTATATGGATCAGCAGCGCGGGACATTCTTGCGCTACCGCCGGCCTCAGAAATGAGAAACGTGCTCGGGCCGATGTGTGACGCTGCCTGAAACCAGGGACGGGAGTACGAGATGCGCGAACTGGTCATAGACGACGCTGAATTTACGGCGGCCATGGAGCGGTATCAGGCATTGCTGCGCAATGCGTCGCCGCTGATGGGATTGATTGCCCATTCGATGTTCGAGGCGGTCGAGGAGAATTTTGCGCAGGAGGGCCGCCCGAAGTGGCTCGGCCTGAGTAAAAGCACGCTGCGCCGCCGTCGAGAAGCGGCGGGCGCCGGCAGGATCCTGCAATTGAGCGGGCGCCTTGCCAGCAGCATCCAGCAACGGCATGACGCGACCACCGCGCGGGTCGGCACCAACGTCGTCTATGCGGCCATCCATCAGTTTGGCGGCACGATTGAGCGACATCCGATGTCCGGCTACGTCCGCCTGCGCAAGGGCAAGGACGGGATGTTGCTGCGCCAGGCCGATCATGCGAACCTGGCCGTGTTCGCCAAGCGTGGCCATAAGCGTGTGAAAGCCGTCAGATGGACGCGTTCGCAGGGATGGGCCATCAAGATCCCGGCGCGTCCCTTCCTGTCGCTGACGGAAACCGACTGCCTCGGTATCGAGGGCGAGGTATCGGACTTCCTGGGCCGGTTGATCGGCGAATAGCCGGACAATCCACGCAGAACGAAATACGGCCGTTTTAAGCCGTTGATCGATTCGAGGGTGCGATGGCATTACCCCACGCCCACCAAGCCCGCTATCGCGCGAAGAACCCGTGAAGAACTGATTTAATTTCTTCATGGACGCGCGTACTGATGGGCGCGCTGGCAAGCCCTCGCGTGTGCCAAATCACCCGCAACGCCACCGGAACGCCCGGGTACTGACACCTGTCATCCGTTCTGGCAGCGCCGCGTCCGCCACCATGGCGGCATGAACACGCCTTACATCGCCGCCCTTTCGTTCGAGATCGCCACTACGGCCGGGACGCTGCAATTGCTGCCCGCTGGCGAATTCCGTGCGAACGACGGCCGTCCGGTCGAATGCGACGCCTGGCGGCTGAGCGCCAATGCCGCGCGCCGCATCGTGGATGCGATCGCCGCGCGCAAGACGCCGATGGTCCTCGACTACGAGCATCAGACCTTGTCTGCCGCGACGAGCGGCACGCCCGCACCGGCCGCGGCCTGGATCAAGGCGGTCGAATGGCGGGATGGCGGCGGGCTATTCGCGGCCGATGTCGAGTGGACGGCCCGCGCATCCGCGTTCGTGGCTGCCAGGGAATATCGCTACATCTCGCCGGTATTTACGTACGACGAGCAGGGCAACGTGTTGCAGCTGATCAATGCGGCGCTCACCAACTCGCCCGCGCTCGACGGCATGAGCGAAGTGATGCTGGCGGCAGCCTCCCGCCTTGCCCATCCCGATTGTGAACCGGCTGCCGGAACGAAGACTGCGGCCAATTCTGACCAGGAGCATCTCATGAAAGCATTGATGGCCGTGCTACGGCTATTGTTGAAGTTGCCTGAAACGGCCACCGAGGAAGAAGCGACTGCCAGGTTGACGGAGCTGGCGACCAAGCTCGGCGCAACGGCCGCAGCGAGCGTCGATCTGGCCGAGCTGATTGCGGAGCGCGACACCCGCATCACGGCGTTGACGAGCGCGACGCCGGATCCGGCCAAGTACGTGCCGATCGCGGTCGCCAATGACCTGCGCACCCAGCTCGCGCAGGTGGTCAGCCAGTCGCAGCAAGGCCAGATCGACGGTCTGGTGACGGCGGCCCTCTCGGACGGGCGCCTCTTGCCGTCCGAGGAAGCATGGGCGCGCGAACTGGGCCGCACGAATTTCGCGCTATTGAAACAGCACGTCGAGAACGCGACATCGATCGCTGCCTTGCGCGGGTTGCAGACCAGTGGGCGGGAACCGCGTGACGGCAAATCCGATAAAGATGCCCTGACCGATGGCGAACTGGCCATTTGCCGCCAGTTGGGCGTGTCCGCTGAAGACTATGCAAAAACGAAGGGAGTCGCCCAATGACCGCCACCACCCAGGATCGCAACACCCCGTATACGGACGGCGAGATCATCGGCGTGCCGGTCAAGGCCGGCACGGTCATCCACGCCGGGGTCATCGTTTGTGCGGATGCCGGTGGCCTGGCGGTCGAGGGCGAAGCCCGGGTCGACATCACCTATCTGGGGCGTGCCGAGCAGTGTGTCGACAACGCCAAGGGCACGGACGGCGACGTAACCATCCTGGTGCGCCGAGCCAAGGCGTTCAAATGGGAAAACCAGGCCGATGACCCGGTCACGCAGGCGCAGCTCGGCAAGCCCTGCTTTGTCGTCGACAACCAGACGGTGGCCGCGACCGACGGGGGCAACAACCGTTCGAAGGCCGGCATCGTCATCGGTGTCGACGCCGACGGCGTGTGGGTTAAATAAGGGAGTCAGGCAATGCTCGTCAACGCAGACACAATCAACCAGATTTTTATCAGCCTTCAGGCGATCTTCAACAACGCTTTCGAAGCCGCGCCGTCGACGTGGCAGCAGATTGCCATGCTGGTGCCGTCGAGTGGGCGCGAAGAGCTGTATGCGTGGCTCGATCGGTTTCCGCAGATGCGCAAGTGGATCGGCGACAAGAATGTCAAGGCGCTCAAGGCGCATGGCTACACGATCGTGAATGACGACTTCGAGGCCACGGTGGAGGTCGACCGCAACGACATTGAGGACGACCGGTTGGGCATTTACGCGCCCCAGGCGCAGAACGCCGGCTATTCAGCCAAGCAACTGCCCGACGAGATCGTGTATGACCTCGTCAACGGGGCCTTCGAGAAGAAGTGCTATGACGGCCAGTATTTCTTCGATACCGATCACCCGGTCGGCAAGGGGATCACGTCGAACAAGTTCAACGTGCCGCTCACGATCGATGGTCAGGCGGCAGCCATGGCGACCTTCGGCCAGGTCCGTTCGGCCATGCGTAAGGTGCAGGACGACGAAGGTCGGCCCCTGAATATCACACCCAATATCCTGTTGGTGCCACCTGCGCTCGACGACATTGCCGGCGCCTTGATGACCAATGAGCGTCTGAACGACGGCAAGTCGAATCCCTACAAGAACTCGGCGAAAGTGGTGTGCGACGCGCGCCTCACCTCCGATACCGCGTGGTTCCTGCTCGATACCACAAAGCCGATCAAGCCGTTCGTCTACCAGGAACGCAAGGCGCCCGTATTCGTGCAGCAGGTCGACCCGGAAGCCGACGACGTCTTCATGCGCAAGAAATTCAAGTTCGGTGCGGAAGCGCGCGCGGCTGGCGGTTTCGGCTTCTGGCAGCTCGCAGCCGGCTCGACGGGCACTGGCCGGGTCCCGCAGTAACACCTCGCCCGTGGGAACAGCCGCGCGATGCCGATAAGCGCGGAGGAAGGCTGCCCCGGAGCTGCGGCCAATGGTGGGCTCCGGTTATAGACACATATACAGGACAGGATATGGCAAAGCAGAAACATCCGGCCATTTCGGTTGCCGCCAAGCAGGACACATTTCGTCGAGCCGGGCGTGTGTTCGGGCGCGAACCGCAAACCATTGCGCTCGGCGCGCTCGATCCGGACGCCTATTGTGCAATCACCGAGGATCCGTCTTTGGTGGTGGTCCACACGGCGGCCTTGCTCGACGAAGCCGAGGCGAAGGCGCTCCCGCACTGTGAGGCCGAGCACGTCAAGCGCGGAATTGCCCAACTCGGCACGCTCGAAGCGTGCGTAAGCGACGGCGAAACCAAGCTCCAGGCCGGCGAGGCAGACCTGCAACGGCGGATCGCCGAATACGATACGCGCATCACGGCTCTCAACTTGCGCGAGAACGAACTGAACGATCGCGAAGCGAAGCTCGCCGAGCGCGAGAAGGCACTTCACACGGCATCCGCGAAGGACGCGTCCGCGAAGAAGGCCGGGAAGTAACGCGCCATGGCCTACGCTACCCGAGACGACATGGTCAAACGCTTCGGTGAAACCGAGGTGATCGAGCTGACCGACCGCGAGCGCACCGGAGAAATTGACGACGTCGTGCTCGACCAGGCGCTCGAAGATGCCGGCGCTGAAATCGATACGTATCTGGCGGCACGTTATCGCCTGCCGATGACGCTCGCTCCTCGCTTTCTTGCTGGCGTGTGCTGCGACATCGCCCGATACCGGCTGGTGGGTGCCGGCACGGCTGACACCGAGGAGATTCTCACGCGCTACCGGGATGCCGTGAAGTTCCTCACGCTCGTGGCCGACGGACGCGTGACGCTCGGCGTCGATCCGGCAGGCTCGCTCGTCCAGCCCGGCAATACCGTTCAGTTCAATTCAGGCACACGGATCTTCACCTGCCGGGACCGGGGAGCGTACTGATGGCCACGCGTGCAACGGGAATAACCGGCGCCTATGTGCCGATCGTGACCGCCGTCGAGCTGGCGATTGTGGACCGCCTCACACGCGGCCTGGGCAAGATGGTGGCCGAAGTGAAAACCTATGGGGGCGAGTTCGACGATGAGGAGCTGACCGAGGTGGTGAGACGCTTTCCTGCCGCCTGGGTCACCTTCGGGGGCGTGAAACGCACGGATCCTTCGTCAACGTCTCGCGAGAAGTGGAAGGCCGAGGCGACATTTGTCGTCATGGTGGGCGCGCGCAGTGTCCGGAGCGAGCCAGCCAGTCGTCAGGGAGGCGCGAGCTACTTCGAAGTCGGCACGAACTTGTTGATCTCATGCGTGAGACGGCTGTTGAGCCAGCAGGACATGGGGTTGCCGATTCGCGAACTCGCGCCCGGCGCGATTCGCCCGTTGTTCAACACGCGCGTGCGTCGCGATGCGATGTCGGTCTATGCATTGGAATTTCATACGGCGTGGCTGGAGACATCGCTCTTTCTCGGCGCATTTCCGCAGGAAGGCTCGACCGCGCCGATCGACGACATATTTCGCCGCTACGAAGGCCAGATCGATCCATCCTCGCCGGATTGGACAACGACCGTGCTGCGCTATTACCTGCAACCGGATAGCGGCCGTCCGCCCGATGCCGAAGACGTGATTGTGATGAAGGAGAACAAGTCGTGAAAGTGATTGCCAGAGAAGGTCTGCGTGTGCCGATGGAGCATGCGCCACGTCGGTACATCGACGCCGACACGGCGATCGACGTTCCGGACACTGCGTATTACCGTCGGCGTATCGCCGAGGGCGATCTCGTCATGCAACAGGACGATGCAGCTGCACCGGCACCTGACGCAAACGAAGATGCGCCGTGCCCCCCGGCCAAAAAGACTGCGAAGGGAGCCTGAACATGGCCAGCCAGCATATCTCGTTTGACACGATTCCGTCGGGCACCCTCAAGCCGGGCAAGTATTTCGAGTACAACACCAAGCTTGCAGTCCGGTCCTTGCCGGCCAACGATCAGACGGTGCTGATCATCGGCCAGCGCACCAGCGATGGTGCGGTCGATGCACTCAAGCCGATGGACGTGTTTTCCGCCGATCAGGCCGCAAAGTACTTTGGATCGGGATCGCTCGCGCATATTGCGGCGGTCGCCGCGATCAAGGCCAATCCCTACGTTGCCTTGACCGTCATTGCAGTCGACGATGACACGGCCGGCCAGCCGGCGAAGGCAACGCTTGCACTTGATGGCACGGCAACCGCGGATGGCGCCTACGCATTGTTCGTCGGCAAAGCGCGCGTCGCGATCGCAACCTATGCCACAGATACCGCAGCGACCATGGCGACCCGGTTGGGCGCGCAGATTGCTCAGTTGCCGATGCTACCCGTCACGGCCAAGGTAACGGACGGGAGCGTCGAGTTGACGGCCAAGAACAAGGGCGAGGCCGGTAACGGCATCGTCCTGTCGCAACTGAATCAGACCGGTGGCCTGACGGTGACGATCACGCCGTTTGCCGGTGGCCTCAACGATCCGGACATTGCACCGGCACTCGCGGCGGTCTTTGGGTCGACGTACAACCTGTATGCGACGTGCTGGCCGACCGAGGCGTCGCTCACGACGCTGCGCGAGCATCTGGATGAGATCTCGGGTGCACTCGAGGAGCGGCCAGCCATCGGCGTGGCCGGCACGCCTGGCACGCTAGCCAGTGCGACCACCCTGACCGGGGAGCTGAACGCCGGGCGTATCACGCTCGGCTGGTATCCGGGTTCGGTTTGTTCGCCGGCCGAGATTGCAGCGATCTACGCGGCCGTGATTGCCAGCGAGACCGATCCGGCGCGACCGCTCGATACGCTGGCGTTGACCGGTCTCGACATCGCGCCGGTTCCGGCGCGATCCGGGCGCAACGAGCAGGAAAACGCACTCCACAACGGCGTCACGCCGTTCGAAGTCGGTCCGGGCAATGTGGTGCAAATCGTGCGTTCGATCACGACCTACACGAAGGATGCCGAGGGCGTCGACGATCCGGCGTTGCTCGACATCACGACGATTCGCTCGCTCGATTACGCGCGCAAGGCATGGCGACAACGCATCGCGCTGCGCTTCCCGCGTGAAAAATTGACCGAGAAAACGTCGGCCAAGGTACGTAGCGAACTGCTCGACGTCGCGTATCAGCTGGAAGAATTGGAAATCCTGGAAAACATCGACGCGAACAAGAGCAAGCTGATCGTCGAGAAAGACGATGAGACACCCGGCCAGCTCGACGGCGCCATCCCGGCCGAGGTGGTTCAGGGGCTGCACGTGTTCGCCGGCCGCATCGATCTGATCCTCTGATTGACGCCCCATCACGACAGGAGCCCAACATGGCATTGGAAGAATACGTCGGCGCGATTGTGCTGGAGGTCGACGGCGTCGAGGCGGAAGTGGTCTCGTATTCGGTGACGTCCAACACCGGCCGAAAACCGGTCAAGGTGATGAACCGTACCGGGCGCGTCAAGGGGTTCGCGCGCGGCGTCGAATCGCATGAACTGAAGGTCACGGTGGTCATTCCGCTGGACGGCGACCGCATCGACTGGTGGAACATGGTCGGCGCGAAGCTCACGCATTACCCCGCATCGCCCGGCGGCAAGCGGGTCAGTTACCGCGATTGCTCGACGATGGAGCTGGGCGAACAGTATTCCGTCGACAATGAGGCGCGGCGGGATTTGACGGTGTTTTCAACGCAACGGGTGGAAGAATGAAATTGACGGAAAAAGATTCGCTCGACTACGGTATCGAGTATCCGGCCGACAGTGGTCGGCTTCACTATGATTTCGAGATGCGTCTCGCGACGGTCGAGGACAACATCGCCGCATACGAGCATCCGACGATCCTCGGCGGCGGTGTATCGAACATGCGCGTCAATGTTGCGATCTATGCTAACTGCCTGTTGTCGCTCGGCAGTATTCCGGCCGATGAGATTACGCCCGAACTACTGGGCAGCCTCGTCGCAACAGACTACGACAAACTGTCCGAGGCACAGGACCGACTCAAAAAAAAGCTCAAACCCTCGAAGCCCGGCTCCAGCACTTCAGGGTCGCCACCCTCGTGCTCGGCAAGCACGGACTCAGCGAAAAACGCATCCGCCAGCTGACCGAAGTCGAAATGGACGGATACCTTGCCGCGCTCGACGTCATCCACGGCAAGGCATCGGTGGGGGCACCAGGTCAAACGCGGCGCACCGTCAAAAGCATGCGTCGCAAACGTCCGAATGGTAAAAAAGCATAATGTCTCGCGATCTTGAAGTCGGTCTGACGCTGCGCATGCGCGACCAGATGTCTGCGCCGTCGCAGCAGGCCGAGCGGAATGTCCAGCAGTCGGTCAAGCACACGTCGCAAGCCTACGCCGACGCATCGCGGGTCGCCGTCGCGACAAGCAAGGCGCTGTACAACGTCCGTTTCAACCAGGGTGTACAGACCGAGCAAGGCATTCAGCATCAGGTCCGGCAGACGGAGGCGACCTATACCCGCTCCAGCCGGAATGTGTTGAGCGGCGCGCAGCGCCTGGCCGATGCGCGCGCACAGCTGAGCGTACGCTCCGAGCGGTCGATTCAGCGCGAGATCACCCAGACGGTGGCCGCCTACAATCGGTTGCAACGCGCCGGATTCTCGTCGACGAACGATCAGGTCCGCGCGTACTCGGCGTTGCAGCGCAAGGTCGCCGAGCTGAACCGGGAACTGGGCAAAACGCTCGAGAAGGAACGCCTGGCCGGGCGCGTTGCACATGGCGTGCTACATGTCGGTGAGGGAATCGCGGGTGCGGTGGCCGGTGCGGCCGTGGTTGCGGGCCCCGTCGGCAGGACCATGCAGTTCGACCAGCATCTTGCGATGATGGCCAACACCAGCTACCGCAACCTTGCCCCGAAGGAGCGTGTTCGAGCGACGGAAGAATTGCGCGCCGCGATCTATCGCGCGGTGCGTCAAGGCGGGGGCACGCTCGAACAGGCCACCGAGGCTCTCGAAAAACTGCTCGCGCACGACACGCTCGGCCACAAGGCGGCTTTCGCGCTGCTGCCCCGGCTTCAATTGGGTGCCACGGCCGAAGGCGCCGACCCGGTCGACCTGGGCAACATCGCGGTCAAGGCCGTGCAGAACATGCGGTTCTCGCAGGACGATGCCGGCCGCGTGCTGGACATGGCGGCTGCCGCCGGTCACATGGGCGAATTCAAGATCCGGGATTTGAGCCAGTATCTTCCCGCGCAGATGGCCGCCGCCGGCAACGCGGGGTTTTCGGGCGAGCGCGGTCTCGCAAAAATCCTCGCACTGAACGAAACGGCCATGTCGACTGCCGGCTCGGCCGGACAGGCTGGACAGAACGTCACGGACCTGCTCACCCAGATGTCGAGCCGGCAACTGGCGCGTGCCGCGAAGCGCGCCGGCATCCGGAATTTTGACGAAGTCAAGATGAAGACACTCGAACGCGGTGGCGACATGCTCGATGCCGTGAGCGCGATGATCGAGACACTGTTCGCGCACAACAAAAAGTATCAGTCGATTCAGCGCGCGCTTGGTACGGCCAAACCCGGCGAGCGCAAGGACCTGTTACTGGACATGTCGAGCCTGATTCGAGGAACGGCGATCGGGCAATTGTTTGGCAACCAGCAGTCGGTGATGGCACTGACGGGCTATATCATGCAACGCAACAAGCGCGACGGCGTGTATCACGCGGCGATGCAGGAATGGGCGCGCGGCGGTGGCACGATCGCGAGCGATGCCGAGGTTGCACAGGCGATGCCAGGTTATCAGGCGCAGCGCATGAAGAACGAAGCCGAGATCGCGGAAATGGATGCGCTGCGCGACGTTAACCATGGACTGGGTGACCTGGCCGGAAAGCTGTCGGATTATGCCCAGACCTATCCTGGTCTGGCGAAGGCGATCGCCGGCACGACGATTGCGTTCGAGGGCCTGACGGGCGTATTGGCCGGCGCGGGCTTGATGCGATTCGTGGCGGGTGGCGGCGGCGCAGTCGCGGCCGATGCCGGCCTCGTGGGCGCAGCGGGCGCGGCCGGTGTCGCCACGACGGCTTCGTTCGCGGCGCGCTTTCTCGGTAGCGCGAAAGCGCTCGGGAAATTCGGCGTTCCGCTACAGCTGATGGCGAGCGCGGTTGAAGCCAGCTCGATCGCCAGCGACAAAACGAAGACGGCTGACCAGAAGAAAGCCGCCTACGTCGGTGTTGCGGGTGGTGCGTTGGGGGGCCTGGGCGGAATGGCGGCAGGCGCTGCGGCAGGCGCGCTGGCCGGATCTGTGCTGCCGGTTGCCGGCAATGTCATCGGTGCGGGCGTCGGCGCGGTCGCCGGCTATTTCGGTCACGACTGGGGCGAGAAAATCGGCAAGTCGATCGGTGACGCGCTGTTTGCGCACAAGAAAGACGAAAAGCCCCCCGTTGTCGAGGGGCACTTCACCATCAACCTGGACGGCCAGCACCTGTACGATTTCATGGCGACGGCCGGCCAGAAGCAAGCGCAAAGGTACTGACATGTCCTGGACCGACTCCCTGTTCGATGCCTCGTTTCGCGGCGTACCGTTCGACTGCCGGCGCACGACGGATTCGCTCGATCGCGACGTGTCGCGCTATGCCTATCCGCACATCGACGGCGAGGACATCGAAGACCAGGGATTGCGGGCCAGGGACGTTTCGCTTACGGCCATGTTCTTCGGCGATGACTACGAGCAACGCATGAACGCCTTGCTGGGCGCACTTGCCGAAAAAGGCCCCGGCGAGCTGATTCACCCCGTTTTCGGCTCGTTGCCGACCATGCAGTTTTTGGGTGGGCACGTTTCTCATGACGCCGAGAACCCGGACGCGTGTCTGATCGACATGCGCTTTGCTGCCGCCACACCCGGCAATCCGTTCTTTGCCGATCAACTGCCGGGGCAGAAGGCGGACGCGACAGCGCAGCAGGCTGATGCGGCACGTCAGGCCGCCAGCAGCGCGTTTGACGATGCAGTCGATGCACTGAAAACCGCACATGCCGGGTTTCGGCGAATGAATGCGTTGCGTGATGAAATGGTCGACTCGATCACGCCCCTCAAGAATCTGGTCAGCGATTTCAAGTCAACGACGCAGGATTACCTGGACGTGCCCGGCGGCTTCGCCTCCGATGTCACGGGGCTTGTGAGCAGCATGACGAACTTCCGATCGTTCGATCCCGGACTGGTGATGTCGGACTGGAACGGACTTCAGGACCAGATGGAGGCGGTGGCAAAGCTGCCGGCCGCCGCCGCGTCCGGACATACGGTCGCGATCCCGGGTGCCCCGCCGGCTTCCGGCGCGATGAACGCGCCTGACGATCCGAGCGCCCCCTATTCGCCGACGCCCCCCAGCTCGGTTGCGGCCGATCCGCACGATGTCGCACTGGTGTCGACGCTGTTTAAGACCGTGGTGGCAACCGTCACGGCTCAAGTTGCATCTGACGTGCTGGCGAACGAAGTTGATACACCCACACTCTCGCCGGTCGACATCGAACAGATCGCGAACGACACGCGCGAACAGATTCAGCATGCCATCGACGCAGCGCGGGCGGCCATGGAAATCGAGTTGTCTCGCCCGTTCACCGAGCAACTCAAAGATACGGCGCTGTCGGTGCAGGAACTCGCCGAGCAGGTAATCGACGCGCTGCCGCCAATCATCACGCGCACCGTCGCATCGGATGCGAACCTGACCTTGCTCGCGCACCTCTGGTACGGCGATTACCGGCGCTCTGCCGAACTGCAGCGACTCAATCCATTCGTCCATAACCCGAATTTCATCCGGCGCGGAGAGGTCTTGCGTGGCTTCGCACGATAATGATGTGACGGTGCTGGTGGACGGTCGGGCCCATAGCAAGTGGACGTCCTACTCGATCGATTCGGACTTGCTGGTGCCGGCCGATGCGTGGGACGTCAAATTGTCAAAACCGGCCGGCCACATGCCGCAGGTGGTGCGCGCCGGCATGCCGATTCGCGTGAAAATCGGCGACGACACGGTGCTGGTCGGCTACATCGATGACGTGCATCGTCGCACGAGCAAGCGGGAAAAATCGCTTGCCATCAGCGGACGGGATTATGCCGGTATCCTGCGGGATTGCTCGGCTCCCATCTTTACCGCCAGACAGGTCACGCTCGAAGAGGTGGTGTCCAATATCGTGAAGCCGCTGGGCATCACGAAAATCCAGATCAGCACGTCGATGTCGCAGTCGACGTGGGACAAGATCAGCGTCGAGCCGGGAGACTCCGCATGGGATGCGCTCGTGCACGCGGCCGAAGGCGAAGGTTTGTGGCCGTGGTTCGATCCAGACGGGACATTGATCGTGGGCGGACCGGACTACAATGCCCCGCCCGTGGCCACGCTGATACTGCGCGACAATGGACACGGTAATAACGTCGAATGGTTCGATGAAGACCAATCGATCGCCGAGCGCTATTCGCAGGTCACGGTGCTCGGGCAGTCGCACGGTACGGTCCATGCGACTGGAAAGAACGCGATTCGCGCGACCGTCAAGGATTCGAGCGTCCCGGTCTATCGCCCGAAAATCCACGTCGATCATGATGCCCCGAACCTGGCCGCCGCCGAAGCGCGAGCAAAGAAGATCATTTCGGATTCGGCACTGGCGGCCCACACACTGCGCGCGAGTGTCCGCGGGCATCGCACCAGTGATGGCGTGTTGTGGAAGCCGGGCCAGCGTATTCACGTGATCTGGGAGGAATACGACGTCGACGCGATCTATTTCCTGATGGGCCGGCGATTTACCGGCAGTCGTGCCGGCGCGCGCACGCTGTTGACGATGAAAGAAGACGGCGTCTGGATACCTGATGCACATCCGCACTCGGGACGCCGCCATCGGCACAAGAAAAAGAACAGCGCCCCGTCGTTGGTCGTGACCGATGCAACCATTGATGCGAACGTCGCCAAATGATCAAGGAAATCGACAAGCATATTTCGCGTGCCATTGCGCGAATCCGGCAGGCGTTTCGCGGGGTACTCGGACGGGTGTCGACCAACGGACCGGTTTCGATCGTGCAAGGCGTCGGTCTGGCTGGAGAAATACTGTCCGACCTCGAAATGTTCCAGCACTATGGCCTCACCAGTTCCCCGCCGCCAGGCTCGATGGCGGTCATCGTACCGGTCGGCGGCAAGACCAGCCACGGGATTGTGATTGCCACTGAACACGGGCGCTACCGACTCAAGGAACTGAAGTCCGGAGAAGTGGCGCTGTACACTCAGGAAGGCGATTCGATTGTTATGGAGAATGGACGCGTGATCAATATCCAGACCAAAACGCTGAACATCAAGGCCGACACCGAAGTGAATATCGACACGCCGAAAGTCAATGTCAAACATCAGCTCGATGTTGCCGACCAGATTTCAGGACGCGGTGGCATGTCGATGACGGGCGGCGACGGTGCGCAAATCGACGATCTGCGCGTGAAAAACGATGCCGTGATCGGTGGTATATCGTTTGATCGACACAAGCACCCGTACCCGGACGGCACGACCGATACTCCGGTGGACTGACGTTCGCGCTCCCCTTTCATACTGACACCTGTCACAACGTATGGCGCACGCGACCCGACCACAATCGGGTCATGGACGCTCAACTCAATCCTCGGACTGGCGGCTATACCGGCGCGCAAACCGGCACGCTTGAAAACGCCGTTTACTTGCGCCTGGAAACGCCCAAGGGAACGTGGTGGGCGGACCGTTCGCTCGGATCACTGTTGTATACGCTTTCGCGAGAAAAGGACCTGCCGCGCGTGCGCAATCTGGCAGCTCAGTATGGCGAACAAGCGCTCAAGCCATTGAAGGACGACGGCCGCGCACGGCAAATCGACGTGACGTCAAAATCCGGTAACAAGGGCTGGCTAATTCTCCTCATCGAGATCGTTGAGCATACCGGCAAGACGCATCACTTCGAGCATCAGGTGAAGGTGTCCTGATGCCAGCGACCGTTCGCACCCTCGATGAGATTCGCGCCGATTATCTGCGCGACATCCTGAACCAGCGTGCCGACGCCGACGTTGGGTCGGACTCCGACTACTATGTGCGCGGCAGTGCAATCGGCAGCGTCGTCGAGGGGCTGTATCAGTATCAGGACTACATCAGCAAACAGTTCTTTCCCGACACGGCGGACGAGCCGAATCTCATCAAGCACGCTCGCTTGTACAACATCGAGCGCAAGTCGGCGGTCGCCGCAAGCGGCACCGTCACGGTGACGGGCGCGCCTGGCGCAGACGTGCCGAGCGGCCTGAACGCGAAATACAAGGACGGCACGGCATACACCACGACGTCGAGCGGCAAGCTCGATGAATCGGGCGCATTGACCGTGGACGTCACGGCCAACGTTGCCGGTGTCGGTGGCAATCGAAACGATGGTGACGTGCTGACACTCACCGTTCCTCCAGCCAATGTGAACGCAACGGTCACGATAGTGAATGTGCGCGGCGGCACGAACGTCGAGTCGCTTGACGCCTTGCTTGCGCGTCTCCTGCTGCGTCTTCGTCGACCGCCTGCGGGTGGCAATCGCTACGATTATTGGCAGTGGGCCATGGAAGTGCCGGGCGTGACCGCCGCATTTGTCTATCCGTTGCGCCGAGGCCTCGGCACGGTCGACGTCGTCATCGCGTCCAACGGAGGCTTGCCGTCCGACGAGGTCGTGAAGGCGGCACAGGCCCATATCGACGACCAGCGGCCAGTGCGGGCCAAAGACACACTTGTCATTGTCCCGACACTCAAAACATACGACGTTGCCGCGCAGGTTCGGGTGAAAGATGAAACGATGGATAACGTGCGCACCAGCATTCGTGGCGGCCTGTCCGCCTATGACGCCGTGATTTCGCCAGCCGACACCGTGATTCGAAATCGCATTGGCGGAATCATCAACGATGCACGTGGCGTTGTGGACTATGTGCTCGCCACTCCTGCTGAAAATGTTGTGCCGACTGTGAGTGCCACCGTGATCGAGTGGTGCCGTTTGGGCAACGTCACGATTGAGCCGATCGCATGAAAACGCACGCCGAACTCCTCGGGCAACTGTTGCCGCCCGTCTCATACAACCCGAACGAGCCGCGACTGGCGACCGAGCTGCGGGCCGAGGCAAAGGTACTCGATCGCGTGCTGGCCGACGCCAATGTCGTATTGAGTGCAATCACGCCATACGGCGCCGGGCAGTTTCCGCCGGATTGGGAACGCGTCTATGGCATTGCGCCGCAAGCCGACGAGACGTTGCAGCAGCGTCTGTCGACCGTGGTGGCCAAGGTCAACGAAACGGGCGGCATGTCGATTCCGTACTTCAAGCAACTGGCAGCTGCGCTCGGCTATCAGATCGACATTGAGGAACCTGAGCCGTTTTGCGTTGATTCGAATGGTATCGGTGACGAAATCTGGATCGAGGACATCCTGTGGGAATGGGGTGTCATCGTGCACGGGCCGCCGTCGTTGTCGTATCTGTTTCGCGTGGACGAGAGCGCGGTCGGTGAGCCGTTGTCGACCTACGCCGACCCGATCCTTGAGCAGGTGTTTATCGACCTGAAGCCAGCCGATACCTATGTCTATTTCGTTTATCTGGATGCGTAGCCATGCAGCGAATCAATACGCCTGACGGCGACTGGCACGCGGGCGATCCGTCCCAAGGCGTCAAGGGGACTGTCGTCACGCAACCCTACATGCAATCTCTCCAGGAGGAGGTTTGCGGTGTGGTCGAGGGATGCGGGATGCAGTTGGACCCGGATGACAACGGCCAGCTGCTCAAGGCTATTCGTTCGATTGGACAGACGGACGGCGACGATCGATACGCACAGCTCCATGGAGACCCGAAGAATCGTTTCAGCGTAGCTGATGCGGTGGATGACGATGATGCCGTGACTCTGCGTCAGATAAAGGCCGGGGCGGACAACCGCATTGGCGAGATCGTGTTCGAGATGCGCGTACAGCCGCGAGCCGGCTGGCTGAAGCTTAACGGCGTGATGTTGAACCGGGCCGACTATCCGGACCTGTGGGCGTATGCGCAGGCCAGCGGTGCGATCGTGGCGGAGAAGGACTGGCCCAACAACTGGTGGGGTGCGTTCTCGAGCGGGGATGGGGCGACCACGTTCCGGATTCCGGACCTGCGCGGCACGTTCTTACGAGTGTGGGATGACACGCGCGGGCTGGATGCCGGGCGCAATATCGGCGCGTTCCAGGGCACGGCGAACGTGTCGCATGCGCACGGTGCGTCGGCGGCGGCCGTGGGTGACCACGTGCACGGTGCGTGGACCGATGCGCAGGGCGTGCACGCGCACGGGGGCGGCACGGGTGGCGTGGGCGATCACGGGCACGGCGTGAATGATCCGGGGCATGCGCATAGCACAACCGTTCCGTACGGTGGCGGTGGAGGGGATGCCATCTCGGTGGTGGGCCCCAACACCGCCCACGGCTACTTCAACACGAATGCCGCAGGCACGGGGATTTCAATTGCGGCAGGGGGTGCACACGCGCACGAGATCGGCGCGGACGGCAATCACGGACACAACGTCGGGATTGGCGGTGCGGGCAACCACTCGCACACGATCACGATCGCGGCGGACGGGGCGAATGAGGCTCGGCCAGTGAACATGGCCGTGTCGGCCTTTATCCGCGCGTATTGAGGGATCGCCAAATGAAAATCCATACCTATCACCATCCAAGCGGCGCGTACCAGGGCGAGAGCGTGGCCGAGCCGGATCCGCGCAAAGAGGGACGCTGGCTGATGCCGGCGTTTGCGACAACCGTGGCGCCGCCCGCCAAGCAGGCGCGTACCTGGCCGTGCTGGCGCGATGATCAGTGGACGCTACTGCCGGACTATCGCGGCGTGCCGCTGTACCGCACCGACACGGGCGAGCCCGCATCGATTGACGTGCCCGGCCTCGCGCCCGAGGAAGCGGGGCTGACAGATCAGGCGCCGCCGGGCCCGGAATACGTGTGGCGCGACAACGCGTGGCAGGTCGACGACGCGCGCATTGCTGCCCAGGCGCGCGCGGCGGCGATGCGCGAGTTCGACACACGTATGACGGTCGCGCGGAACAAGACACTGGGACGCGCAGACGCGCTGGTGGCCGGACTGCTCGACGACGTTGAGGTGGCCACTTTCAAGGCGTGGGCCGCGTATCAACTGGCCGTGGTGCGGGTGGTTGACGCGCCGGACTTTCCGCAAAGCCTCGACTGGCCGGCCGAGCCCGATGAAGCCGAAATCCTGCGGCACGTGGCAGAAGCCGAGGCGGAAAAGGCAGCGCGAGAAGAATCCGGTAGCCAGGCATCCGATGCGAGCCAGGAGTCTACGTGATGGACCCAAGCACCGAGGTGGGAACCGCCCTGTGGGCAATGCTCGCCAAATTGCTGCCGGGTGCGGCAGGCGCCGTGATTCAGTTGCTGTTCGTCGAGAAGGACCTCAATCGGCGGCAGATGGCGATTGCACTCGCAGCAGGTGTCGCGATCGCGTATTTCATGGGGCCGTTGATCGTGTCGATGGCGGGCATCACCGGCAGCGGCAAGCAGCAGTCGATCGGGTTTCTCATCGGACTGTTCGGCTTGAAGCTGACCAAGGAAGCGTTCCGGTTGATCAACTCGGGCGCGGTGACCGAATGGATCAAGCGCCGCTTTTTACCAGGAGAGCGCTCATGATGGTGACGATCTTCTTCATCGCAAACGCGATCATTCTGGCGTTCTGCATCTGGATCACGATCGCGCGTGGCTTGCCAACCGGTTGGTGGGGTTTGTTGGGATTTTCGATCATCGGGATCGCGGCAGCGGCCAATCTGTTCAAGCCCATTCAGATGCATCGGGCGATCGACTTGCCCGAAACATTAATGATGGTCGGCATGGCGATTATCTGCGCGCGGGTAGTGATTCGCCGGGCATTCTGGTAACGGCATGTGGCCACTTTCATCCGAATGGACGCCTTTACGGATGATGTAAAGGTGGAGGAGCGACATCATGGATCGACAACAATTTCAACGCGCGGCCCAATTGAGCGATGCGCTCGCGGACCGTTGGTATTCACACGTTGTGGCCGCAGCCAACGAATTCGACATCGTGACGCCTGCACGACTGGCGATGTGGCTCGCGCAGATGGGCCACGAATCGGCTGGCTTTACGTCGCTTGTCGAGTCGTTCAACTACCGTATCGATGCGCTGGCAATTTTCTCGCGGATTCCGGCGCAGTTGCGTGGACAGCTCGGACGCCAACCGGGCGAAACCTCTGTACCACGCGAGCGAGAAATCAAGATCGCGAACCTGGCATACGGCGGTCGCTATGGAAATGACGGCGTTGTATCAGGCGATGGTTGGCGCTATCGCGGTCGCGGATTGAAACAGATCACGTTCAAGGATAACTACCGTGCGTGCGGAACCGCACTGGGGCTCGACCTGGTCACTCATCCTGAGCTGCTTGAGCAGGATGGTCCGGCCGCACGTTCATCCGGATGGTTTTGGCAAGCACACGGCTGCAACGTGTTAGCCGATGCCGGTGACTTTGCCGGCACCACGCGCAAGATCAATCCGGCGATGATTGGCCAGGATCGGCGTGCGGCGCGCTGGGACGTGGCGCGCCAGGTGCTGGGCAACTGATCGGAGAGCAACAACATGAACTGGAAAGACATCGCCTCGATAGTAGGCAAGGCCGCGCCGGTAATCGGCACGTTGCTAGGTGGTCCGGCGGGGACAGCCGTAGGGGCCCTTGTGGCCGGAGCGCTCGGCACCGATAACACGCCGGACGCGGTATCAGCGGCGCTTGCCGGTAATCCGGATGCGCTGGTGAAGGTTCAGGAGCTGCAAACGAATGCGCATGTGCAATTGCAGCAACTCGTTGTGACCGCCGAACAAAACCGCTTGCATGCGGCAAACCAGCAATACGCGGCCGAAGCGGCCGATCGCGACAGCGCGCGCAAGCTTGCCGCGCAGCAGTCGCGCGACTGGATGCGACCGACGTTGAGCTTGGCCATCGTGGCGTCGACCATCGCGATCGTGTTTCTGGTGATCACCGGCGTCGCCAACGGCGCGCTGTCGGACAAAACGAGCGCGCTGGAGGCGGGAGGCGTGGTGATGTATTTCATCCGCGAGAGCGCGCAAATACTGGGGTTCTGGTTTGGCATGGCCAAGGACGCGGCGACGTCGCCGGAGAGATTGCGCGTCAGTTCGAGCGGCTCGTCGTAATTGAGCGTTGCAGGCAAGCGTTATAGCGCAGCGGGTGCTACAAAACAAAACGCTGCGACGGCGGCCGAAACCTATGCTGCTCAACCTACCCGGAGGAGAGATGAAGCTGATTCTATGTGCGATCCACATGCAGCTGTTTGACGCGTGGCGCGTGGCATTCGAGGGTGACGAGGATGTCTCGGTTGTACACGGCGACATTCTCGAACAAACAGCCGATGCCGTCGTCAGTCCGGCGAACAGCTTCGGCTGGATGGACGGGGGTATCGATCTCCTCTACCGAAATCGTTTCGGGGCCGAGCTTGAACATTGCGTGATCCGTGCGATTACCCAGCTCAAGGGCTGCGAATTGCCCGTTGGTGAGGCAATTGCCGTCCCGACATACGATCCGGCCATTCCCAATCTGATCGTCGCGCCGACGATGCGCGTACCAGGCATCGTTGCCGACTCGAATCACGCTTATCTTGCATTCGCTGCTGCTTTGCGCGCGGCGAGATTCCACAAGTTTGAACGTGTGCTCTCGCCCGGCATGTGCACCGGGACCGGCAGGATGCATCCCGTGCAGGCCGCCTATCAAATGCGAAAGGCTTATATCGATTCGATCGCCAGGATTGCGCATGACGAACCGCGCAAATCACCCCCTGCGGTCGGCCAACCCTTAATTTGCTGAGAGTCACTTCATGCAGTCTGTTGAACCCAACCAAGCACGTCCGGTTCCTGCTCCCCGGACAACTATTTCGCCTGGAGCCCCCAGTAAGCCTCAGCGGGGGATTCGGCAACACCTCGTTCGTGTCGGTAATGCACTTTGGCACCATCTGTTCCCGTGCGCGAGCAAGGGGAACCGCCCGTCAACGGTAAGTACCGAATTCGAATATCGCCCGAGCCAGGACGTGCAATTGTCCCAAAACACTGGTACCGCCCATTCTTCACGTTCAAGTGGGCGATCGTTTGCGGTTGCGCCGGCGGCTTCAGAAAGCGGTTCGCTACGTCGTCTCTCTTTCAGTAGTTTCATTGACGCAATCAAGGCCATCACGGTCCCGGGCGAGTCTGGAGAAGCACAAATGGACACGGCTCACGGTCACACCGAGCCAGCAAAAACAAGGGGCGACGTGACAAGCCCCCGTTCTTCCAGCGTGAGTAGCTGGTCGTCGTTTACGGCCATTACGCCAGCGACTACCGCAAGCAGCTCAACACGTCGGTCTTCTGATGTCACTATCGAGGGCTTTCTCGACGTTCAAGACGTGACATGGGCCGATGTTAGATCTGCTGGACGAACCTCTGATCGCAACTACCGCGACCACCTCAATTTTCGCTCGTTTCCGGAATGGTCCAGAAAGCGTGCAACCGTATAAGCGATAGCATGGTCGAAATCGCGCCAGTGAATCCGGCACAGCTGGCAAGTGTGCCAAAACGCCCGCAAAACCGATGCCGTCTCGGCTAGAATAGACGCCACTCTTTTGTGCCTTTCCGATCCATGCAGCATCAAACCTTCCGCATCACGTACGACGGGCCGGCCCTTGAGTCCAGTGAAATGGAGATCAGGGAGCTGGCTCCCGCCCTTCACGCCATGGGGGACTTGCTCGAACACGCCAACCGTGTGCTCAATGGCGACTCTGCCCGAATTGCTGTCCACGTAAGGGGCTCGTTCAAGACCGGAAGCTTTGGCATCGACCTCGCGTCGTATCAGTCGATTGCCTCCCACCTTGTCGATTTCTTTTCCAGCAAAGAAGTGCAGGCTGTCAGCACGCTCCTCGCGTTGCTCGGGATCAGCGCGAAGGACGGGATTGCGGCATCCGGCAAGGGGCTCATCCAGGTTCTGAAGTGGATCCGGGGTCGTCCGATTCTGCAAGTTCACACGACAGACTCGAAAGCGATCTTGACAGTCGATGATGAGACGCTGGAAATCGAACTCGCGGTGCTCGCCTTGTTGCGGGATGTCAAGACACGTGAAGCCCTCGAAGGCGTCGTCGTAAAGCCGCTGGAACGCGATGGCATCGATACATTCGCCTCGGGTTCGGATACCCAGGTATACGAAAAAGTCTCAAAGGCGGAGGCACATTGGTTTGTCGTGCCGGCGGAAGTCGACGAAGACCTCGGTGAATCGACGTTCATGGCGACTGTCCAGATTGTCCGGATCGAATTCAACCAGGACAACAAGTGGCGGTTCACCGACGGAAACTTGTCGTTCTATGCCTCGATCCGAGATGAGGACTTCCTGCATCGAATCGCCCAGAACGAGATTTCGTTTGCAAGTGGAGACGTGCTTCGCGTCGAGGTGAGGCAGCGGCAGACCATCAGTGGCGGTCAGATCAAATCAGAATATTTTATTGACCGCGTGCTGGAACACCGGGCTGCGTCCCGTCAGATTCGGTTGCCGTTCGCCGAGCAGACGCCCAAACCCGGGGACAACACGCCCGCAGCAGACGATTCTCAATCGCATCCTGGCAAGACACGGCCTCGAACCAAACGATAGCCAAAACACCACGCGCGTCGGCATTTCTGCGGGTGCCAAAAGCACCGTAAAATTATGCCAAATCGATTGCGCCGTTACAGTACGCGTTGCTCGAGCACGTCGCGTTCTGCAATTGATGCGGCAAACCGGCGCGTGCGGTCAACGGCGCTTCGGCAACGCGGCCAGCGCATCGAGCGCACGGGCGCGTGCGGCCGCGTGCTCGACGAGCGGCGCCGGATAGTCGACGCCGAGCCGTACGCCGGCCGCTTCGAGCACCAGCGGCGATGCTTCCCAGGGCGCCTGGATCGACGCGTCGTCGAGGCCGGCAAGCTCGGGCACCCAGCGCCGCACGTACGCACCGTCCGGGTCGAACTTCTGCCCCTGCGCGACCGGATTGAAGATGCGGAAATACGGCGCGGCGTCGGCGCCGCAGCCGGCCACCCATTGCCAGCTCGCCGCGTTGTTCGCGGGATCGGCGTCGACCAGCGTGTCGCGGAACCACGCTTCGCCCGCGCGCCAGTCGATCAGCAGATGCTTGATCAGGAACGACGCGACGACCATCCGCACGCGGTTGTGCATCCAGCCGGTCGTCCACAGCTCGCGCAGGCCCGCGTCGACGAGCGG